GTTGCCATGACACTCGTCAGAGCACGAACTCCTAGGCCATTGAGAGTTACTGGAGCTAGTGCCATGGCAAATAAAACATGGCCTGGCTCTTCAATTAGTGCTGGCAGTGCTCGGAACACCCAAATAATGAATGCATAGCTGCAATAAAGTAAGACACAATTGGGTCAGCTCCCAACATAGCAGCAGATGCTGCAGTCCCAAATGCGGTGGCTATGTTCTCAGGGAGGGATGAAAATCGGCGGGTGAAATCTCGATCAATCCGCATTATCGTTTTGCACCCGTGCATTACCTGTGTTCCATCGATGTACAGTTCTTTTAGATACACAAACTTTATCGATGAGAAGAAGCTCTTAACGTCATCCATCTCAAACCCAAGGTTTGAATAAGTCTGTGCTAAAAGCTCACGTGCCCGTATGGCCTTTTGAGTGCAACTCTCCACATCACCTTCGAGAGCAATCACGGTTGCAGCATCATCAATCAGACACAGGACATGAGCTGCTTCGCGCTTTGACAGAATGCCACGCTTGCGCAATTCATACGCCCAGTATATCAGGATGTGCGCATGCATAGTCGTGTCAGATGTAGCTGGCCAGCCCTGTATGTTGCCTCTCGGGCACGGGTCTGATCTCTTGATGCCGCGGCGGTCAACGAATAGCACTAACTTGTCCCACAGAGCGATGGGTGATTCGGGGTTGGGGCACTCTGTTGTTCCAAGGGCATAAGTTTGCCATGTATGGAACATTTTCCTTGACATCTTTGGGGACCATCCTGCTATGTCTGTTGATGTAGCAAAGGCATGCACACTGCTAGTCTGGCTGATAGCATGAGCCATTGTCTGGAACTTCTTCTTATGCTTGACCATGTCGACCCGGATGGATACTCCTGGCGTGAGTGCAGCCAATGGTCGCATTGAATGGTCAACTTCAGTCAAAAATTCTCTAAGATTATCAGAAGCCGATAAAGTTTCGCGAACCTTGCTACCAAATTTCGTGTTCTCAGCCTTGCCTGCTTCTGCAGCTATGCAGTCATCGTCTGTGGTGACATGGCCTTCCATAACTCTGGCTCGCCACGCTGACATCGATTCACCATTTGACAGGATTGGCCCATTGAAGATTGCACTGAGCAGCTCATTCTGGTCGGTTTTGCCCAGAGTTCGGGACCTTGACCTATCTGTGTATGCTCCAAGATCAGCAACAACCCGGGTACAATCTTTTGCGTCTAGCACATG